TTGCCACCGCATCTTATCCCGTTGACATACAATTCAAGAAGGCGGTTCTTTGATTTGGGATTAATGACGAAAGCTATTTTCAAATCCAAATCCGAAGCAAACAAGGTGCTCACTTCGGAGCCGCCGGAAGCAAGCATTTTCGCTTCCTGGGTTGTAACCTGGAACCCGATGCCGCCCGCCATGCAGGAGAGGATGACACCATTACGGTCTGTTACGTTTGAACACTTCAGTTCAAATTCATAAGTTGCACCGTTGGTCGTGGCATCGGCGGAGAACGGTTTGTAATTGATGTCAATGGATGCACCATTGGTCAACTTCAACGTATCTCCGGTCCAGCCGTTCGATTTCCAGTCAAAGCCCGTGAAACTCGTTTCGACATCCTCATAACTCCATGATGCAGGGTTCCCTTCAGTATTACTACGCCCTGAAGCTGTTAGCTTCAAGGTCAGGTCAGCCGTTGTTTCTTCGATGTCAATGGATGACTTGGTGATGTCGATACGGAAAGGGTATTCCGTTTCACCACACACGAAATTCATTTCAACCTGTTCCTGCTCTGTGAAACGGTTAGCGTACACTTGTACGGTACGGGGGACACTGACGGTCTGGCTTAACTTGCCATTCCGGTACACGGTCAATTCAACAGGCGTCCGCTCCTCGTCGTAAGCTATGAAATCGAATTGCAGTTTCTCATACTGCCCTACCCCGATACGCGGAGCCAGGTGTTCCGTTTCATCAAAGATACGTCCGTCAGGGAAGCGGAATCTGGCTCCCACATGCGGTTTACCCGAACCAGCCTTAAATATATCAAAGTAGATGCTTTCCGACTGGATTGTCAGTTCACTGGACGCCTGAAGTTCAGCAATCATCTGCACCGTATGCCGACCGGGAAGAAGCCCCGTCATTGATATACTGAAGCTGCCGTTGGTCTGACCGGATTTAGTAATAGTTTTACTCTCCTTCTCAACTCCGTCCAAGTACATGGTAACAACCTTGTTTCCTGTTCCGGACACGGTAAAAGGAATAGATGCGGTAGAGCCGGATTCATAACCGGATATGGGGGAAGCTATGTTATAACTGGAAGTAAGAGACAGGGTAATGACCTTTACGGAAGTAAATGATTGCTTGGTTTGTTTTTTTCCTTCAAGGTCAGTAACGACAGCACGCACATAAATTTCAGTAGTACCCAACATCAAGTACTTAGACAAGTCGAGGGAGTATGTACCGGATGATACGTCATTGACTGTTTGGGAATAGGCTGTTTGGGAACCACGATTCATCGTAATCGTGATGTCAGCCTTTTGCCCGGTAGACATTCCTTTATCGTCTCCGGAAGCGTATTGGTGGTCGTATGAATAAGAAAGAACAGCAGAACCGCCTTCTTTTATGATGGGATTGTCAACAGATGAGGTCAGGGCAATTTTAGTGGTAGTACCCGTCTCTTCGCCACCGCCGCCTTTTCCAGCAGGTATAGTAAATTCGGTCACGTTCTCACCAGATTTGTTTTTCAATGCAACGGTGACAGTATTGTCATCATTTTCTGTCACATCACTGGAAAACAGCGAGCTACCTTCAATCTCCTTGAATTTGGCTGCAACCGGGGCGTTTTGAATGGCGTTTGTAGATTCTTCGTCCAATGTGGCGTCAGTTTCCTGTTGTTCTATCTCGAGGCTCACTTTGCCCGTTTCATCCGGCACTAGGGTTTCACCATTGACGGACACTCCCTTTATTGCGTCTCCACCGCCATGCCGTACCCAACTGGCAGGAGTAAGGAAATTTAAAATGTCGGTTCCGGAGAAGCGGTAGTCTTCCCAAGTCCCGGCTGAAGTCTCAAAAGTGATGATAAGGCCCGCCTTCATGCCGTCAGGGATTTCCGCGGTTGCCAAAGCCGCGACAGCAGTTGCCAATGTATAGAAGCCGTTTTCTAGAGGATGCTGTTTAGTCACGTCATAGAAGCCACTACCGGAACCACCGCCACCGCTATTCTTTAGTTTGTCAAGTGTTACTTTATCTTCAGCCGACATGATACCAGCTTTTTCCTGAGTGACCATTGGTAAGATAAGCCGTCCGGTTTCTTCCTTGCCCGTATCTTTGTCCTTAACCTGATATTCTATCAGGAAATCGGAAGCCGACACATTTGTAGACAAAGAGCCTGGAAGGATGAGAGGCGAAGGAATATTATCCATAACCTCTTCCAATGCTGCACCTCTGTTACCAGGAAAGGCTTCGGTTTCCAAATCACCCAGTCCCAAGGAGACTGGTAAGTTCTCCGATGGCACTTTACCGTCCTTATCCAGTGGAGCAATACCACTATTTTTCCCTACCTTTTGATTGATCTCATTAATACTGTTCTGCAATCTAGCATCAGCATCCCCCCGGTCTTTTTGCTCTGTAATAACTGCTTTCAAAGCATTGTTGACTAATGTCTGCATCTCCGTAAGCAATTCCGGTGACATCACACCCGCTTTTTGAAGAGTAGCAACCGGAATAGACAATTCTTTGTTTACCCGATTGCCATTTCCATCCAAAGCAGAGAATACTAGCTTTACCGATTCCGCATCAGCCGTAAATTGGAGCGAATCACCGTCTATTGATTCAGACGGGACTATCAACCCCATCTTTTCAATAATGTCAATAAACAACGTACCGACACGCTCCGCTGTGTTTTTAGATTCATCCGTTTCGTCACGAATGACAGCAGCTTGTTTTAATAGTTCCTCCATAATCTTTTTTTAAAATTATCAGCGAAGGAACTACTATGTAATTATAGATAAAAAGACACTACCGCCTTCGGCTTCCCCATAGCCTAGAACGCATGGAAGTGCTACGTTTGTGGTTTGCTTCCTCAATCTTATCGACAAGCATACCACAAAATTCCTCTCCATACATATAAGCCATCTGCTCTTTCAATACCATGACCGAAGCAAAATAAGCACGAGAAAACCATTCACGAGGTTTACGAGGTTCTCCCAGAGTCACTTTCCCGGATTTTTGTTTACGTGCATACTCCTTACCTCTCAAACGTGGATCAAGAAATGACAGATTACCTCCATTCCCTTTAGAGTATCCACGCCCGGTTCCGCAGTCCTGAAAAATCCCATATTGCATGAATTTATGTTGAATAGTTGCCAAATCCGTCCCGGAAGAAAGCGTATTACCTGTGATCTCTCTATGAAGAGAAGTCGTATCAACGACATGAAGCCGCATAATTTTCTCTCTCCAAATCGTGACCATCATCTTTTCCCACTCTTTCTGATACTTCAAACGATCTTCAGCCGTGGCAGCCGGACGATTATCATTCTTCCCACTCCCCCTCATCATACATTAAATTAATCGGTTCAGAAACATCAATCATAAAATAAAGTCCTGTACAACCGCTTATGAAGTACTCTCCCAGTTCGCGAGAATAAACATTGTCTGTATTCAGATAGATTAATTCATTATCCATATTTTCTCTATCTTTCAGCAGTTTACTATGTACCTGACGATATAATTGCCGGCACACCTCCAAGGCAGACTGACGATCTGCCATATTATCGAACTCGTAACGCTTCATCAAAAAGATGGTAAAGGTACGTTTCTTGAAAAAGCCACCGGAACGCCGTTCCGTAACTCCATCGTTTGTATCATCTACCGCAAAAAATGCCGATTGTTTCCGGAATCCGGCAAGAACTTCCTCCAGAGAGTTCATGCCGGAGCATGTGCATGGGTGAAAGTTGTGCGCCTTAGCAAGCTTGTTTTTATTGCACATCCTTTTAAAATAGCCGATAGCGTCAAACAAATTATTTGTGTCCATATTTCTCTTTAAATTCCTGTGTCTCACGTGCCTTTTCATTTAATTCCGTCAAGGCACGCCAACAATCCATATTTAATACCTGGTTCTCTTTTGTGATATCCCCTCCGGTTAATGCCCTAATCTCTGCGTTCATAACCGATATCATGTCCGGAGCCTCCCCTTCCCCGCCCGAAGATTTAAAAAAGCAAGGAAAACAAATAGAAAAATGATTCTTCAATGAAGCAAACCACAGAAAGACAGAAAGTAGTTCGCTCTCCGAAAACAGGGAAAGTGCCGGATGTCTGCCTTTCGTGTCTACATAGAAAATTTGTGCCATCTTCTTCAGTAGCTCTGAATTGTTTGTTTGCAAATACCCCTGATACAAATTTTCCAGGCTTATATATGTCCTAAACGAAATACCATGTAGTAAGATATCCACCGCATGAAATTTCCCTATTCTAGCTATACAGATGGGAAAAGTAGATGGCTTATCAATAAAATTGAGTATCTGCAAAAATGACACGATTTGCCAATCTTCCAGGAAAAAACGTATTCTATTCCGGTCTATTTTGACAGAACACACC